TCCGAGATATGACCAGATCGCCCAGCCGGTGACTTTCCCGAAGCCGTTCTGCGTATCCACTAGCGATCTTGAAATGCTCAAGCGCAACTCGCGGCGTATGTCCGTTGGTTACGATCAGGACGGCAATCTGGCGGGCTGTCGATGCAATTCCCAGCAGGGGACCCGTGTTGATGTCAGCTTCGAGTTCTGCATGAATGTTGTGACGAACGGGCTCTTCGATGATACGAAGCCTGATCGCCAGCAGGTTGCAGGCGGTGACCGTGGGACGGACGGCGGAGCCGGCAGGCACGCGGGCGCTGACCTGCAACTTGCTTCGTTGATTTCATCCAGTTCATCGTCTGAACCCGTTAAGGCGCAATATGTGCCCAGGCCGATGCCTAAGCTTTAGATGGGCGCTTCGCATAATCGAGGCTCGGCGTTATGTTGAGCCGTTGCGCTGGGACTATCCTGCGGCCAGCGCAGCCCGTAGGGCAGGCGTAACATAACGGCGGATTATGCGAGGCGAGTGGTACCATTTTGCTCCTCGAGCAAGATCTTCCAGGATGAAAAATGGTACCAAAACACTTGCTGCCCTCTTTCCGTTTTGGTACCATAAGCGCATACCAGGACGAAACCAGGAGCGCTAAAATGGTACTTAAGTTTACTGATGACGTTACTACCTTTCACCGTATCGACGTCGATGGTCATCACGTCGTTGAGGTGTTCGGGGACGGCGACAATGGGAGTTATGAGTTCCGCATCATTGGCCCTGATGGCGGCGTTCACATTGAGTCGAATGTTGGTTATGGCCTTGTTGCTTATGCTCTGCGTGACGGCCTGAATTGGGCTCTCGGCGAAGATTGATTTGGTACTGTTTTCCTCGTCGAGGAACCAACCAGGACAAAAGGAACGGTACTAAAATGCTGATCAAATTCGACGTCACGAACGAGGAAGGCGACCGCCTCAAGATGCATTACGGCCAGAAGGTTGCCAGCAAGGCATTCAGAATGGCCGCATTCGATGCAATCGACCTGCACCGCAAGAATCAGGAGCTGCACGAAGTCATCGACAGCCAGCGAACCGAGATTCGTCGGCTTCGCCACATCATCGAGCAGGCCCGCGCCTCTGCTGCTCAGCTTCTTGAGAAAACCGGACAGTCTGACCTGTACGAGTGACCTGCTGCCTCGACCTCGCCGCTCGCGGCGATTAGTCGCCTGCACACCCTGGACTGATTACTTCGCGGTTCCCGCGACGATACCCGCGCAGCGGCCGATCTCCCCTCAACGAAAAAGCCCCCGACGGCCTCAACGGCTCGCCAGGGGCTCTTCGCGATCCTCGCTCTACTGTCCAGCTACCAACCCAACCCGCGCCCCGATCTGCCCAGCTGGAACCGCTCCGGGCGTCTCTCTGCCGCTCTCCCAGGATCATCAGCACCGCTGACGGTTAGGTCACGAAGTTGCAGTGGTTCCGCCGCGCTTTGGCTTCACCGGCGCAGCCGGGTCCACCATCTCTAATGGTGGACTCTTGTCTCATGGTGAGACTTTTGCGCGATTTCTGCTCAGTCTTTCTTGAGCACTTCTTCGCGGTATTTCATTACATCTTTTGTGGTTATTTGGTCGAGATACTTCCAGAGTGTTGCGTTCACTAGGTCGGCTTCGGCTATGTCTTCGCGGGTCTCGACGATCATGTTGATCCGCCTCTCTTTGATCGAGTCTGCGAACTCATCTCGCACACGGTAGGGCTTGGTCACTGTCATGATCCTGGTGTTCCTCTGATGCTGGTTATTCTGTCACGTGTTGCTTTGTAACGCGTTACGGCGTATAAGTTCCCCCATCGCGTAACGTGTACCGCTGTAACGGAATACCGGCATGCTCGATAAAATCCATCTTTTCGTACCGTTCAAGGCTCAGGCCATCGCTACCAGCACTGGTAAGCGCGGCAATGAGCTGCTGATCGTCGATCTGGAAGAGCTCGGTGTTCCGCTTCGTGCCACCAGCGTTCTTGCAGACGGAAAGGGTGGTTATCAGGTCGAGGACATCAGCCACGCGTGGGAAAGCCTTTCGACCGGCTTCACGCCGCTCGCCTTCAAGGTGTTTCACCAGTCCCTCGGAAAACGTGTGCAGCCCGGCGTCGAGCTGAAAGCCAGCCCGGCTAAGCTGCTCCAGGGGCACAACGTTTTTGGGCCGACCTCGATCCGCAAGGGTGGTGAGGTCATGTTGAAGTGGCTTGCCGGGTCCTACCCGAAGCTCTGGGCCTTGCTGGACTGGCAAGCCGCCGAGGTCTACGGCATCGATTGCACTTATTCCGCCCGCCTGCCCGATGAGCGCACCGCGCTCCAACTGATCCAGGCGCTTCGCGGGGTCAGCAACGGCCAGACCCGCAACCGTGGCGACGACTACGAAACGACGGCTTATTGGGGCTCCAAGGAAACCCGTCTGCGCAAGCTCAAGGCCTACCTCAAGGGCCCTGAGTTTCGCCGCCAGCTCGATGAAGCCATCAAGGCCGCTCGTGCCTACGGCGGCGCCAACTTCGTTCCGTCCCAGGCGTTCGCGGCTCACCGGCTGTTGGCGGTGCTCCAGAACCCGGCGCTCCAGGAGTGGGCGGAAAACCTTCTTCGTCTCGAAGCCACTGTTATGCATCGCTGGCTTGAGCGCAGAAACATCCCGACGAATTTATGGGCCCTGTGCGACTACCAGGAGCGGCTGGAAGAGCAGGGGAGTTGTTTTATTCAGTGGTGTTGGGAACAAGTAACTAAAGAACTGTTTGCGGCCTTTGAAGGTATCTCCATGCGAGTAATTAATGACGAAAAAGTGCTGGCCGCACTTAAAGCCCGTTGGACGAAGTTCGGAAAGAACGGGAAAGCCAATGAGACAGTTGCTCTCAACCTGTTTCGCACATACCGCAGCATCAAGGATTACGGTTGGCAGGAAACTATGGATTCTATGTCCCGTGCGACCTTCTACCGCCACGTTGATCAGATTTGCGAATGCGGACTTTCAAAGGCCGCTTTGCAGAAGCTGAAGATGGATGACCAGAAGAACAACGTTGTTCCGATCCTGCGCTTCCTTCAAGTCGATTTCAGCGCTCAGCGTCCTGGTTGGTACGTTGAGCCATCGGTGGAGGCTGCATGATGCTTTCTTGGGCATATCTGTGCGGCTTTCGTGACTACCGTCCGCGCCGTATTTATTGCAACCCGTACCTGCTTTGCAGCTACGACTACAACGAATACGAGCGCGGTTGGTTTCAAGCGCAAAAGCGTACCGGGCTTTTTTCATGATCGCCGCAACCCTTAACGTCCTGGTCGTCACTATGTGCGGACTGTTGGCAATTCACTTTCTCGGGCGCTGGGCCCGTTCATAACCGAGGTAATCACCATGCTGGTACAAATGGGCCTGTGTAAGGGCGTCACTTCTAAAGAAAAGATGAATGGCATCATTGAGCATTACTTGGTTCTGACCGCTCCTGGTCGTGACCAATTCGGCCAAGAGGTCGAGCAATCTATTGGTCTCAAAGTTTCCAAGCGCCAACTCGATTCTGGCATCGAGAACGCTTATAAGGCGTACATCGGCAAACAAGTTGCCGTCCCCGTATATGCCAAAGCGTGGAAGTCCAAAACAGGCACCGCTTTTGGCATGGACCTCTGGCTATCCGATGACGGCTTGCCAGTTCCTGTGCAGCGCGTCCAACCACGCCCGGCTCCTGTTGCAGCAGGCGCTAACTGATGTATTTGCTCGCGTGCGATGGTAGTTGGAAAACTTCGCCGGATGGCTACTTGTCCTGCGTTGGAACTCTTACTGCCATCGAGCGCGACGAATTAGGCCATTCCGGCCTAACTCCCGAGGATATACCGGTACTTACCGGCCAAGCGCTGTTTTTGTTCGCGGTTGTCTTCGGGATTCTTGCAGTAAAAAAAGCTCTTTCAACCCGCACATAGGAGTGCATCTCATGCAAAAGCTCAAAGCTCTGTTCGTCGCTGGTTCCACCGTTGCTGCTGGCTCGGCCTTCGCTGCCGTTCCGGCTGGTGTCACTGAAGCAATCACCGAAGCCGGTACTGACGCCGCTGTGATCGGCGGTGCCGTTCTGGTCGTTCTGGTCGGCATCGCTGCGTTCAAGTACATGCGCCGCGCGATGTAATCGACCCGTTGTGCAGCCAAGGGGCTCGGGTCAAACCGCGCCCCTTTTTATTGGGAGTTTGAAAAATGGGACCCACTGAATTTGCGATTTTCGTTATTACTCTTGCTTTCTGGGCTTTATTTTTTGGGCGGGTTTAATATGCGCTCTATTATTATTTATTCTCGTCTGCTCATTGTGTTTTTTTCTGTTTTTCATATACAGGCTAGTTTTGCTGCGGAATATAAGTGGATTTATGAGCATTCTAAGGGGACTATTACAGGCTCCTCTCCCACCTCTGTCTGTCAACAAGTTGCTCAATTTGCTAATTCACAAGCAGAGTCTAGTAATGGTCGTTATCGCTACCAATTTAAAAGAATGATTAAGCAAGCTGCGACACTTTATATTTGTGTAATGAGCAGAACGCTTCACCCTGAGGGGACAAATGGTGGTGATTATAACTTAGGCTCTGCTTTACGCATTGGCGATTCTTGCCCTGTAGATTACTTATATAACCCGGATAATGGCGAGTGCGAGCCTCCACCACCAGATTGCAGCACTGCAAGCCCCGGCATTTTCAGGTCATCACCTGCCCCGGTTGTCAACTCCAATGGCGCTAATTATGTCGTCACTCGTTCGCCTGGCACTGTCTGTTATAACCGATGCAGTTATCTGACCGATAATCGCGCTAGTTCTTGTTTTTTTACTCCCGGTTCCCAAACTGAGGGATTTTGCAATTTTATTGGTAACGCAACTGGCGATAACTGCTCTGAGCCTGACTATCCCCTTGGTGTTCCTGGTGATCCTCTAAACCCACCAAATACTCCTGACACACCTCCGTCTGATCCAAACGATCCCGGCTGTCCGCCTGGTTATGGTTGGTCTGGTACCACCTGCGCCAAAAATCCTGACGATGGCGGCGGTGATACTGGCGGCGGTGATACTGGCGGCGGTGATACTGGCGGCGGTGATACTGGCGGCGGTGGCGGTGGCGGTGGCGATGGCTCGGGTGGCGATGGCTCTGGTGGCGATGGCTCGGGCGGCGATGGCTCGGGTGGCGATACTGGTGGTGGTCTTCCTGGCGGTGGCGGCGGCTCCGGTGATGGTTCGGACGATGAAGACGATTACCCTAAGTCTTCGGTTTCCGGTGAGTCCTGTTCGGCCACGATTACCTGCGAGGGCGATGCCATTCAGTGCGCGATTCTTCGGTCTCAGAAAATGCAGGCATGCGCCGACCAGGAAGCCCGCGACTATTCCAAGGCAGCGCCGACTATCAATGCGGAGATAGCCAAGGGCGAATATCAGCTCAAGGAAGAGACCGTTGACGCGAGCGGCTTTTTCAATATGGGCACTCGCTTCTATAGCTCCACCTGTCCAGCGCCAAAGTCGCTCCGCATCGAGAGCATCGGCCGCACGATCCAGCTTTCCTATCAGCCGCTCTGCGACTTCGCCGGGGCGCTTTCCTACATCGTTGTGGCGATGGCCTCGCTGTTCTTCATGGTCTACGTCGGCCGTTCTTTCGGGGGTGAGTAATGCACTTTGTCGCGATTATGACGTTTCTCAGCACGGCCATCGTTCCGCTGGTCAAGAAGGTGCTGTCTGCCCTCGGCATTGGTGCCGTGACCTATGTCGGCATCAACTTCGTGATGGATCAGGCAAAGGCCCAGGTGATGGCTCAGCTAACTGGCGTGTCCGCTGACGTTGCCCAAATTATGGGCATGTTCAAGTTCGACGTGGCGGTCAACATCGTTTTCGCCGCGGTGACTACGCGCATTGTTCTGTCTGGCGTCAACAAGGTCAGCGGCTCGAAAAAGTCGCTCGGCTCTGTCGGGGGTAACTGATGTCTACGGCAACGTTTGTGCTTCGAACTGGCAAGCAGGGCAACGGTAAGACCCTGAACTCGATCAAGGAAATTGACCAGAAGGCGCACAGGGAAGGGCGCACGGTCTATTACTGCAACATCACCGACTTTAAGCCCGATCATCCGGCCATCAAGGCTACTTGGGTTGAGTTCGATCACCCTGAGACCTGGTACGACCTACCGCAGAACGCGATCATTGTTATCGACGAGGCGCAGACCTGGTTCCGTGTTCGCCCCCAAGGCTCCAAGGTGCCGCTCTATGCCTCAAGGCTTGAAATCATGCGGAAGGATGGTCACGAGCTTCATGCCATCACGCAAAGCCCCAAGCTGATTGACTCGCATATGCGCGAGCTGTGCGGCATGCACATCCACTACTACCGGGGGCGGGGCGGCAAGTTCATCAAGCGTTGGGAGTTCGATCAACCGGTGATGAACGTCGGTGAGAAGCTCGACTTTCCTGACGGTCAGTCAACCCGGATCACCATTGACCCGACGTATTTCGGTTGCTACAAGTCGGTGAAGGATGGGACCGAACATCACTTCAAGTTCAGAGCGCCTCGGGCGCTCTATGTCTTCGTGGTCTGCCTCGTCCTGCTCGGCCTTGCCGCTTGGAAGATATCGGGCCGTATCGTTGGGGATGCTGAGCCGGTGGCTGAGCCTGAACAGGTTGCTCAGCCGTCCAAGGGCATCTTGGCTACGGCGTCGCCTGCGTCGATGGACACTATCGGCGTCGATGAATACATCGCCTCGCGCACGCCTCGGGTTGCTGACGTGCCGTCGTCGGCTCCGAGATATGACCAGATCGCCCAGCCGGTGACTTTCCCGAAGCCGTTCTGCGTATCCACTAGCGATCTTGAAATGCTCAAGCGCAACTCGCGGCGTATGTCCGTTGGTTACGATCAGGACGG